CAATAGCTATCGTAAGAGAAGCTGCAAGTAGAACAGCTAGAGAAGCTGGTGACGGAACTACATCTGCAACTGTAATAGCCTCAGCTATAATTGAAAAGGCTATGTATTATGTAGGTACAGGAGCTAATCCAATGGACTTAAAGAGGGGTATTGATTATGCAGTAGAACAAGCTATCGGAACTATAGAAGCTTTAGCTAAGGAGGTTACTACTGATGAAGAGACTTTCAATATCGCTAAAATATCAGCCAACAACGATCCTATAGTTGGAAAGATGGTAGCTGACATCTATAAGACTGTAGGTAAGACTGGTGCTGTCCGTATGGAAGAGACTCAGCTTAACGAAACACAGATAGAGACAATCGAAGGTTGTCAAATGCTTACCGGAATGCTATCTCCACAGTTTATTAATCAGAAAGCTAAAGGAGTGGCTGACTATAAGAACCCTAAAATATTCCTTACTGATAAGAACTTCACAGAGTCATTCGATGATCTAGTGCCTGTACTGGAACTGATTATTAATGACATGAAGGAGAAAGAAGCTGAACAGCCTCTTCTTATTGTTTGTGGTGGAATGGAAGGAGAACCGCTTGGAACACTGGTAATCAATAAGATGCAGTCTAACTTTCCAGTAGTAGCTGTAACTGCACCTGAATTTGGTGATGAAAGGCGTGAAGCTCTTGAAGATTTGGCTGTTATTACAGGAGCAACTGTAATCTCTGAGGCAGCAGGTCATAAGATAATTGATGTGACTATGGATCAGCTTGGATCAGCAGATCGTGTTGTAGTTGATAAGGACTATACAACGATTATTGGTAGGCATGGAGATGAGACTTTACTTAAAGAGAGAGTAGAGACTATTGAACACCAAATGAAAGAAGATCACAATAACTCATATAAGTGGAGAAACGAGAAAAGACTCGCTATGCTTACAAGTGGTATTGGAATGGTTTATGTTGGTGGAAGAAGTGAACAGGAGATGAAGGAAACATTCTATAGACTAGAAGACTCCTTAAGTGCAACTAAGGCAGCTCTAGTGGACGGATATGTAGCTGGAGGTGGAATAACATACCTAGAAGGTGCTAATGCCTTAGAACACCTCACAACAAGTGGAAACAGAGATCAGAAATTAGGAATAGAATGTGTACAGTATGCACTTTCTCAGCCATTGATTAAGATTGTTGATAACTGTGGTAAGGATGGTAAGATCGTTGCAAGTGAGGTTAATAAGCTTGCTTTTGGTGTAGGATATAATGCATTAACTGATGAGTATGAAGACCTTATGGAGGCAGGTATCATTGATCCACTTAAAGTAGCTAAAGCTGCAATTCAGAATGCCGCCTCAGTAGCAGGAATGATAATAACAACTAATTGTGTAATAACCGATAAACAAGCTAAGTAATATGGGATTGATAACCAGGAAGATACGAGACAAGAGAACATTATTCGCTAAACCAGAAGGTCTTATGAAAGATCAGATATATAGCGTAGAGATATTCTTTTGTGGCATTAAAGTCTATATGAAAGACTATGAATATGAATCGGAATTCAGTGAAACACCTATAAATAAAAGCACAGGTTTTAAAACTAAATAAAATGAGTAGAGCAAAAGGATTAATCAGAAAAATATCAGTAGGTGATCTCAAGGATGGGATCACTTATGTGGTAGGTCAGTCTATGATGAATGGAAGACTTATTATAGCACAGATCATTAAGGATGTAGATGTACTTCATTCTAAGTATGATATATTTGTAAGAGAGCCGAATAGTGACATCTTAAGACTCTGGAAAGAGATTGAGATGATGCCTGTTGGACTTGAATATGATATAACAGTTGTTACGGATGAAATTTAAAGGAGTCAACAATAGAACAATCGTCCATGTCCCACAGAGGATAAACGATAAGGTAACTGTTGCCGGGAAAGAGTTTATTCTGGATCATGTCTTTAGACAGTACTGGAATACAGTTCAGATGACCGAAGTGGTAGCTACAGGTAACTCAGAACTCGATGAGGGAGATAGAGTTTATGTGCATCACTTTGTATCAGCTAAGGAGCACAGAATACCAGTAGAGGGAAACTATAGTTGGATTGAGGACTTTCAAATATACTGCAAAGTGAATGATGGAATAGTAAAAGCAATAGGTGATTATCTATTAGTCGAGCCTGTAACATGGGGAGAGTTAGGTAAGTCAGAGCGTCCTAGTGGATTAATAACATCTACTAAGAGTGCTAGTGAGAATATGGAACGAATCGGTAGAGCTAAACACCTTAGCGACACTGCGATCAAGTACGGACTCGAAGAGAACGATATGATTCTCTTTGGTAAGAACTGTGAGTATGAGATACTTATAGAAGGTCAAGTGTATTATGCTATGGAGATGCGTGATGTTATTACCGTAATTGGAGATGAAGTAAAAGTGAAAGTATAATGACGAATATCTATGACATACTACTAAAATATCCTGAGTTCGATTATAAAGAAGTTCGGGAGAAGTATAAAGTATGGGTGGAGGATGACTCTGAGACTGGTGACGGTCATCATGAGTATCCTCCTTGGATATTCGATACTAAGCTTGCTTACAAATATCTAATACTAACATATGCTCCTGAGTCTGAATATGCTGGCATTAAAGAACTTAATGAGAGAAAGAAGATAGCTCTTAAGGATTCTAAAGTGCCTGAAGATCAATGGAATACTATTCTGTCTAATGGAAATCCGATGGTAGGCGATATGCTTACTCGTTTCTTTAGAGAGTATAGAGACTTTGATTATGAGTTACTTGTGTCTTCTGCGGAAGCTATTGTTACATTATTAGATGTAGTTAGAAAGCCTATCAATTCAAGACTACTTGATGATAAGGAGCGTAATGCGGTTAAAGCGAAGAGAGAATGCTTTGATGACGCAAAATACTTAATGCAGAAAGCTAAGGAGATGCTTAAAGAGTTATCTGAGGACAATGAAGAGGTCGCAGATCACGCAAGGAAGTCTGTTTTCGAAGGTGGTCTAGCTGAGAGATTTGCGAAAAATACTGAGCGTAAAGACTAGGAATTCTCGTTAATTTTTTGTATCTTTGTAAATTATGTTAAGAGAGGTAAAAATTCAAGTTAATTATAAGGTATCATTATTCAAAAAGGATCACGGTAAGACGGAGGTTCTTTCTGGAATTGATATAGTTCTTCCAAAGCAACCGCCTAAGAAGAAGATATATTTGAGTGATTTACCTAAGAAAGATCAGAAGTGGACTAGGCTTGATTTAGGCTTTGATTACGACAAGCCTGAAAAAGATTATACAGATGAAGAAGTTAATCTAGTTAACAAAGAATGGGATAAGAGGATTAACGGAACTTGGTTTATGAACAACGGAGTTCCTACCTATATAACAGGGTTGCATTACTTCTACTTACAATGGTGTAAGATTGATGTAGGTTATCCTGAGTACAGAGATAGAGATAGAAGGTTCTTTACATTTTGGGAAGCTTGTGTAGTCGATAGGCAGAGTCATGGAATGATCATGGTGAAGCACAGACGAGAGGGAGCTACATTTAAGGGAGCTGCTATTGTACTTGATTATGTGTCTCGTACAGGCAATACTAACGGAGGACTGCTAAGTAAGACTGGTTCTGATGCAAAAGAATTCTTCTTAAAGGTAGTTAGAATGTTTAGAGGACTTCCTACATTCTTCCAGCCGATGATTGCAGGTACAGATAATCCTAAAACGATTATCGAGTTTGATAAGCCAGGTGAGAGAATGACTAAGACTACTCGTAGAGTACAGAGGTCAGATGCTCTTGAGAGTAAGATAGAATGGAAGAATACAGCAGAGAACTCGTTTGACTCATATAAGCTCGGTAGGTTTGTATGTGATGAAGGTGGTAAGTGGGAAGAGGCTAGTGTTACAAAGAACTGGCAGGTAGTAAAGCCTACATTATCGAACAGAGTACTTGGTAAAGCATTCTTTCCATCTACAGTTAACGAGATGACTCGTAAAGGTGGAGGAAACTTTAAGAAGATATGGGATAACAGTGATCAGAATAGCAGAACTGCTAACGATAGAACAAAGTCTGGATTATACCAATACTTCACTCCTGCTTACGATGGTTTAGAGTACGAGAACGAAGTATTTATAGACGAGTACGGACAGTCAGTCATAGAGACTCCTAAGAAGCCGATAATGGGTATCAATGGAGAGCTATTAAAGATAGGAGCGAAAGAATACCTTGAGAATATCCGTGAGTCACTTAAAGGAGATACTAACGAGCTTGCAGAACATAAGAGACAGTTTCCATTCATCGTAGAGGAGGCTTTTAGAGTAGAGACAAATAACTGTGCGTTTGACGCAGAAAGATTATATCAACAAAGAGAATGGAATGACCTGTATGCTGGTAAATTAGTTGTGACCCTTATGATCACTCAACTACAACAGACGGAAGAAGGTCTGACGGAGGTATATACTCATTTAGGATGTATAATCCAGCGATGCCAGAGAGTACATACATGTTTGTGGCTGAGTATATTAACAGACCAGGAACAGTGTTTGAGTTCTACGAAGATGTATTGAAACAATGCGTATTCTATGGACATCAGGTACTTTCAGAGAATAACAGGGTTGGACTAATTAACTGGTTTACAGAGCATGGCTACAAGAACTATTTAATGAGAAGACCCGAAGCAACGCATACCTCTTATAGTAAGAGTCAGAAGACATTAGGAATTCCTACTTCTGGAGATGTTGTAAGAGATGCGATGATTGGTGGACTTGAAGCTTATGTAGTCGATGCTGTTGGATATGACGAGAGCGAAGACTTAGGAGGCAAACTTTACTTTAATCATTTAGTAGAAGACTTATTAGTATTTGAATCGGGTGATTGGCAGAAGTATGATGCGACAGTCGCAGCAGGACTCGCAGTTCTAGCCACAAGGAAGAAGATTCCTAAGAAAGAAGAAGTTGCAGATAATTTCCAAATAGTTAGAAGACATAAGATTAAACAATAAAAAACAGTAAATGAAGCACGACAGACATTACGGATATCCAAATCCATTAGCAAGCGAGATTGAAAAAGCCTCTAAAAGCTACGGACTTAGTTACTTCCAATCTATGTATAATGATTGGGCAGGAAACAACGAGTCGTTGCTAGAGTCAAGAAAAACAAAGTGGCAGAAGAATAGAAACTTTGCCGGGGGTAAACAGTCTCCAGAGAACTACAAAGACCTTATGAATATTGAGGGCGATGAATCATACGCTAACCTCGACTTCTCTATTGTTCCGATTATACCTAAGTTCGTTGATATAGTTGTGAATAGCCTTACGAATGCTGAGTACGACATCGTAGCTACAGCTATTGATCCAGTCGCTACAGACAGAAGAAACGAGGATGCTCTTCGTATGAAGACTAAGCTTATAACTAAAGAGTTCAACAAAGAGCTTGAGGTTCTGACTGATGGAATTCCGTTTGATAAGTCTGGAGATCAGAATGTTCAGAGCATGGAAGAGATTGAGCTGTTTATGCAACTGACTTACAAACAGGCTGTTGAAATCGCTATGGAACAAGGTCTTAAGTTGGCTTTTACTATTAACCAATGGAAAGAGATAGCTAAGAGAGTTATAAGAGACTTGGTTGTTATAGGTGTCGGTGCTGTAAGAACAGAGGTAGATCACAGAGGTATCATAATAAGATATGTTGATCCAATG